ATGACGAACCTCGACACGATCCCCGCCCCCGGACCCGACTGCACCGCCTGGCGCACGGTCACGCCCAATGGGCACGGCCACTATCGGCGCTTCGCTGGTCGCAGCGGTATCCAGTTCGCTTACCCGGATGGGCAGGTGTTGACGCTCCAGGATTGGGACGCGGACCTCTAAGACGGCACGGTCGGCCCGGTAAGTGTTCCTCGCACCTACCGGGGCCGAACCTAAGCCGCGTTAAGAAGAAGCGCCGGACCCAAGCGGGAGAAAATCGCCCAGCCCCGGCAACGCGGCCTGCCTTGGCACTTCATATTTCGTTAAGCCGCAAGCTCATCCGGTAATCACTGTCCGATTTACGGTCAGTCTCTAGATTCCCTTGCACTGCCGGAACGTGTTGCTCCGGCAGGTGTGGCAGGTACACCCGTACCGTTCCCTAGTCGAGTCCCACCCTTCGAGTGATTGACTCCGGGTGCCCTTGCCGCTGCCGCGCAGTTCCTAAGCTGCGCGGCTGCACCCGGCCTACGCCGGGTGCAAACTCACCGGGCGCGTTCCCGGTAGCGATTAAGGGTGTACAGCTCCGCCGTAGACCAACCATCGTTAGGCCGGTAAGACGTGCTGAATGGCCCCATGCTGCGATCTGTGATCGTCTGCGTTGGATCGGTAAGCCGTCGCGCGGACGCGGTAAGGATCACAGCCCGAACGTCGTCGTACGGGTTCCCCTCTGTGTCCCAACCGCGCCCACGGGTGTAGCTCTTAGCTTGGGCCGAGACAATCGTGATGACTGCCTCGGCCTGGCCCGCGTCGAGCTGCCGACCGGTGAACGCCGATAGATCACTCACTGTCGGCGCTGCCATGGTTAAGCCGCGTCGTACAGGCGAACGTTGGCCTGCGGATGCAGGAACGCGAAGCCGACCCGCGAAATAGCGCGAATGTCGATACCGTCCACGTTCGGCGCGTCGAACCGCTTAATCTCCGCACCCTTACGCAGCACCGTCTTAGTCCGCGTCGAGTCAATACCCCACGCGAACGTCGCAGCGTCCACGTTCGGATCGGTCAGCACCGGGATACCGGCAACCTGAATGCCGTCAGCCACAAGCTGCAACAGGGCCTCGTTGCTGCCGGTCTGCTTCTTAAGCTTGCTCAACGTCTCCGCGACCGCCGGGTTCATAATCCAGTGATCAATATTCGCCCCGACGCTCTTAGCCTTGAAAATGGCCGCGATGAACGGGTCAAGGTTCGTGATGCTCGCGCCGGTATCAACGGTCTGGTAAGTCGTGCTCAGCAGGCCATCGGGAACCTTAGCGTTCGCGCTGCCGTCACCCAAGAACGCCACATCAACCGAGTGCGCAATCTGATTCGCCAGAGCGTCGCCCACCTGAGTTGCAATGTCCGGGTCGCTATCCTCCGCAGATTCATTACTGATCCGCTGAATACCGCCCGTCTTGGACGGCGTACACGTGACGTCACCGGTACCGCCGTCAGTGGGCGTGATCTCTTCAAGCTCACTTAGCCAGTTGACAGCCGGGTCACTCACCCACAACGGGAAACTAACCTTAACCTTGTCGGTCGTGTATAGCGTGGTCGCGGCAAAAGCCGTGCTCTTAGCCTGAATCGCCGTATTCAGGGCCTCGCTAAAATCAGCGGGAGTCCATGCGTCGGCAATATTTGAATGCTGCAATGTCATATTCTTTTGTCCTTATTAAGTTGTTGTTGATTTGGTAACGGGTGACGGTTATCTCCGCAGTAGGTCAGCGAAGGTCGCCCCGCCAGCGCTATTCCCACGTGGCCCCTGGCCCGCGTCACCCTTAACGACTCGCTTAGCGAAGTAAGGCCGGTCAGCTAGCAGTGCATCGAGCGCTGCGGTTAGCTTGTCCGGGCCGTCCAGGTGCTCAGCGTCGTAAGCCAGATCGGCAGGGTTTTCCAGCCGGTTAGTGGCCTTGACTAGTTCCGTATGCAGACGCTTAGCGAGCTTGTCGGCTTTAGTCCGGTAGTCCGCATTCTCTTTGCGTAGCTCTTCTACGTACGAACGCGGAAATACATCACTGTCGTTGAGATTATCCTTATTGCCTTCTGGTTGCGCGCCTGGCGCATTATCCGGCTTGTCGGCGGTCACCGTATCGGTTCCGTCGTTCTGTTCATTCTCTGGTGCATCTGGCCCCGGATTAACGTAACTCATGCTGCTTCCTTCGTAAGCTCATCGACTGCGGTTCTGAATTGCGCATCATTGGAGAATTGCGTGTTATAAGCCATCAACGCCGGGTCGGCTTTCGCGGACGATTCGGCTTGCTGTTCGGCAAACAGTTCCTTCGCGTTCTCGGCAATCTCATCCTCAGACAGACCCATACGGCGCAACGTCGCGTTACGGCTGAACAACTGCCCACCGTGCAACTTCTGAGCCGCGTCGGCCTCCTGCGCCACCGAACGGGTCGCCGGGTCATTCCATTGGGTCCGAACGTTCACGCTCGCCGGGTCGGCCCCGGTCGCTACCGCCTGAGCAAGTCGCATGACTTGTTCCCACGACTGCCCGAACGCTGATTGCTTAGCGTTGGCCTTGGCGGTCAGACCGGCCTCTGACGCTCTTAGCGCGTCCGCACTAGTCGGATTGCCGTGATTGAACGCGCCCAAGTAGTGCGGCGGCAGACACGACACAGCGGCAATCTCGGACAACAGAACGTCCACGGCGTTGCGGTAGCCATCCAACGATGCGCCGGGGAGCTGGCCGACCTTCGCGGCGGCCTCTTCAAGCAGGATCATGCGGTCGTTTTCCGGGAATGGGTTCTCGGTGTCTACGACCGGATCGCCGTTCACGTCGAGCACCGGGCTGCCGTCCTCATTCAGTCGGGGAATCTCCACCAGATCGGCACCTGCCACCCAGCGGCGGGGACGGGCACCGTACTCCGATGCCACCATCAGATCAGTGGTCAGCTTGGACAAGTAGTCCACCATTCCCACGAGGTCGGCAACCTCGGATACACCGTCATCCAGCGGTAGGTCCGCGTTACGGAATGCCACGATGGGCACCTGGCCCAGCGGGTTATCCAACGTCTCTACCAGCGTCAACGCCGACGATGCCGCACCCGACTGATTGGCCCGATACCGTTCGATACGGTCAGGCAAATACAGCACCGCGTGAGTCTCTCGCTTAGCGTCATCGTGCCAACGCTTAACCGCCGCAACCGTTTCCAAACTGCCCGGATCAACCTGTGTAACAACCTGTCGGCACGACTCCACTGCGATACGCGGGCTGCCGTCCGGGTTTGACCACACCGATACGTAGCCCGCACCGGTCAGCAGAGCCTCACGGTGGACTAACGCGCTGCGCTGGTCCAGGTTGTTGTCCAGCCAGAACGGCCACACATCCGCGCCGGTAAAACCGGTCACCCGCAGCCGCTCGGCAACCGCGTTCACCGCTAGCCGGATGTAGTTCACGTTCACCATCGGGAACCGGAAACCGAGCACGTCCTGTGCCGCTTTCGGCATGAAGGCGCGCGACTGGTCGCCCCGGTAGTAGCGGTTCAGCTCTGCGTAACGGTGCTGCGGACCGTCCAACGATTTCAGCAGCTTGCCAAGCTGCGCATTCTGATTGCTCATATTCAGTTGTGGTTCTTTCTACGCCGCAAAGGAAACTGCCCTGCGTCGTGGTTTACGTTGTGCTGCAAGCCAAGTGGCGCGACTGTGCGCCATCATCAAGGCTGTAGCAAGGTCAATCTTTGCCGCGTTCCGTGACCGTGAAGTCTTAGCAAGCCGGATGCCCTTGTCCGATTCCTTAACCGTCGAGTTAAGAACATGCCGCGTCAGGTCAGCATCACCGGAATGTGTAAACAGACCCGCCAGTGCCGAACTGTGCAGATCGTTAGTTGCGACGGTCTGGCGTACCGGTGACTGTGCGTAGGCCACCATCGGCAACCCCTCGGCCTCTAGCACGAGCGCCGACCGTGTGAAGTACGCCGGATCGAACGCGACCTCACGGACCTTGTACCGCTTGGCCGCATCCCTAACGGCCTGCTCAACGTCCAAGATCGGCACTTGCCAACCGTCGTCATCGCGGGGTTTCTCCCACACGGCGAGCTTGTCAAAATGCGGCCTAGCGGCCACGGTGCCGATAACGATTGCCGTGCTGTCGTCCTTGAGGCTGGCGTCCACCCCTAGCACTACCTCGGCACCGTCCGGAATCGCCTGGCCGTTGCTTAGTCCATTCCAGGTGTCGGCGTCGATAAACGGATGCTCGTTGGTGCTCACGAACTGACACAGCCGCGCGCGCCGAAAGTGGTTCTCGCTCATCTTCGGTGGCAATAGTGCCCGCAGAGCATCACGGTGCAGGTAGTCATCAAGCGCCGGATTAGCCAGCTCCCAACAGTGTTCACAAGATGGCGGGTGATCCTCGAAGCCTTCTGCGCTGAACTCTCGGTATACCTGGCTGGCATCTTCTGGACGTTCTTTCGAGTAAGCCCGCAGCCTTGTTAACACGTTGTCGTCGGACGGTCCGGGAGTGCCGATCCCAATTAGCGTCGACCTTTCCCGCTTACCCTGCGCAAGCGCGATAACTTCCCACGTCTCCGGCGCTACGCGGCCAATCTCATCCACGATTGCCAGCGAGTAATCCAAACCCTCCAAGCTCGCCGGTGATGCCGGGAGACAAGCGAACGAAGCGCCACGCGACGGCACCACTAGCCGGTCCTTAAAAACCTGCACTCGGCTGGCTAGGTCGTCGTTCAGCTCGACCATGCGGGCCGCGACGTTGAACACGATGCCCGCCTGGCGCTCGTCAACGGCGGCAACGATCACAGTTGCGCCTTCGCCGCCGGTCATCAGGTCGTACAGACCAAGGGCTGCGACGAGAGTTGATTTGCCTTGTCCGCGTGGCAGGCACCAGCCCGCAATGCGCGGCTGCGGGTCAGCGTCGAGCACCGAGCCGACTAGGTCGCGCTGCCAGGGTCGCAACCGCAACGGAACGACCCGCCTGGACTCGCGCACCCGGATGAACTTTTCGCAGAACGCTGCGAACCGCGCAGAGCCGTTCGACCGTGGCCGAAACGGCAACACACTGTCATCAACGGCCCGTTTAGGGCCAGCTTTCAAGATAAACTCCTCATCGTGAATAATCCAATTCAGCCTTTGCCGCGCGAAGCGATTGAGGCTCGGCGTCGTGCGCTCGCAATGGTTGGCGCAATGGCGCAAGGAAAACCTGCGTGGTCATTTATGAAAGATGACCTCAAAGACTATGCAAAAGGCGATGACATCTCAGATGGCATTCCCGTCACATTCGAGTCTTACCGTCAAGAGGGCTTGAAAGCACAATCTGCCGCGATGATCGCATACTGGGCTATGCAGAAAGTCGAGCTAGCAACAGGCCAATCGCTTGCCGCGCAGGTGAAAGAGTACGGCGACTGGTTGAACTCGATACCAATTGCAGAGGACTAACTGATTTGACTAAAGAACAGATCGGCATAATCCTCGGCGTCTTCGGTTTCTTCATAAGCGTCTACAACCTGGTGTCGTCGATGCGGCACCGCACAGTTAAGGCGCAACCCGAGTTGCTCGCTGAACTTCGCGGATACCTCGATACAGCTCTGAAGGAATGCCGACAGGTAAAGGTGCAACTCGACTTCGACCGATACCAACTCCATACGGGCCATAGACCAGAAATACGACAGCGGCCCGCAGAGTTCGATAAAGCTATTGAGCAAATGCCCGAACTTGGCTTTACTATAACCTCAATTGGGCAACGTCAGATCGAACTATTGCACTACCTGATCAAAGATTCCACTTACTATTGGGATGCCCTTAAGACTTGCGTCGATGCTGACCCCGTGAATGCAAATGCGTTAGATTTTGCGCAGCGCTTACGCCGACTCTGCCTGATGATTGAGAAGTTCTTTCCCGAATATGTGGATGCCATTACAGACATCAACAAAGGCAATCTCTGGAAGCGGTACAAATACCGCGACCATCGCCCCGCCGTATACAAGGTATTCCGGTGGACTCCGCTTAACGAGTCTGTCAGCGCCTATGAACGTGCACTCATGGGAGAGTAACCGGCCCTGTGTTGGCTGATCGAGGGGAGGAACGGCGCTAAGCCGGGACCCTCCCCCTTTGCGCGTTTCCGCAGTTCAGCGCGAGTTAGATCTGAGCCGGCTAAGCGACGTAGCGTGCTTGCGGTCGCGGGTTAATGATGCTTAGGCGCAGGTCAGCGCATTTCAGTCCCAAGGTTTGTCGTACTGGTCCCTTAAGGTCATGCGCATGGCGACTAGCGGCGAACTCTGGGGCACTCTGACCGGTCTGAACGTCACCTATGCCCAGCGGTGGTTGTCGGCGTGGGCCGACTTGCTACTTGCTGACATGGCGCTTATGGAACACCAAAAGTTGGAGCCAAAACCGTCGAACATGTTCCACCGCCGCGCCCTTTGGGAGTCCGCAGTGGTTTCCTACGGGCGTTTCGGTTTTAGCGAGCAGAAACGTCCGATCTCCCCGAAAGAGTTTGTCGAGGAAGTAACGGGCACGGATGGTCTGGCACTACACGAACGACTCATGGACTGGCGGCACGGCCACGTCGCGCACCGAAGGGATTCTGAGTTTGAGTCGGTCGAGACCGTGCTTGCTTTTCCAGGTGAATCGACGGTACCTCACGGGATTCGCGTAGTGCTTGGCATTGACTGCGGTCCCGGACTTGACGGTGACTTCATTGGCAAGTTTCAAAGTCACATCAAGACACTCCGAGATGCTATGTACGAGAAGCGGCTTCGCGGCTTCGGTATCGCGATAAAAGATGACCTCGACGCTAACCGGATCGCCCAACCCACAGAACTGCGTTCACCCCCAGACCAGGCGACATTAGAGCGTTACGTGATCAACTTATGCCTGCTAGGACTAAACCCAGACGGATCCATAACCTGAGTTCGCACACCCTCTTGGCGCTTCTTTGAAGCTATGGCACCGAGTACCTGTTGCCGTTCCTGGTCGGTGCACTGGTCTCCACGTGACCCGTTACAACTGCGGCAAGTGACGCGCAGGTTCAGTTCCTCGTACACGAGGTCTGGCCGCTCGCTAAGCGGGATGATGTGGTCCGCCGTCAGGTCCGTTGTCGCTAAGCATGTTTCACAGAATGGGCTAAGCCGCCTTAGCTTCTGGCTTAGCTTGCGCCAGCGCCAGTCAGACGCTGTGCGTCCCCTCTTGCCGCGTTGGTAGTTGTTGTTCCGTGGTCGCTGGCAGTCGCTGCAGCGGGAACCAGATGGTATGAGCTCGCCGCAACCTAAGCACGGTCGTTGCACTAGCTCGGCCCGTCTTGCTCGACTGCATCAACCATCGCGTTGCAAACGTTGATCACGTCGTCTACTGACACCGCGAACGTACGGATGTTGTTGGTGCGCTGAGACTTGCGGTGAAGGTATACCTGTCGGTCTCGGTCGGACCGGTGGACCCTGTACGGGTGGCCGCGATGCGCCTGGACTGTGGCCGTCACCGGCTGGCCCTTACGGGGTACCGCATGATGGCCGGTTTCATGCGGGCCGCAGCTTTAGCCGGGGTTACCGCTCCGGTGCTTACGGGCCTTAGCGTCTCGCTTAGCGCGGTGTGGAGTTCGTTGGTCTCGGCTGCGCTTAGGTTGCGTGCGAGCACCTGGCCGTTGTTGGCAATGGTGTAGCCGTTGTTGCCTTGGATTACTGCAAAAATGTCCCCCCCTTTTTGGGATAGAGCGATGCCCGGACCCGCCAAGGATCGGTGAAAAATGCGGGTCCGGGCACGCCGGTCTATGTAGTCGTTAAAGCGTGTAAGCAGGTAAGCCGTCGCGTTCCCGCGCGTCATTCGCCAGCATCAAAAGCAACTTGCCCATCACGGCAGCGTCCGTAGCCGACAGCGGGATCGTGAACTGTCCACGCCGGTCCTGCGCCTGAATGCCGATCATCGGCGTATCAGGATCATCCTCGACGCGGCCCGGGACCACCCGTAGAAACGTCGGTTGAATCGTGTACGCGGGCAACGTGTTACGCGCCATATGCGTCTCTCCTGTCTGTGTCTAGTGCCGCTAGGCTGCGGCGCGCTTACTCTCGGTCGGTGTCCACCCCGGCAGGTTGTCGGAGCCGGTGAATCGCGGCTCATCGCGCCGGGACGGGGAGAACGGGAACTCGCCCGGCGGCTTGCGCCGTACCGTCAAGCCAGTCGGACGCAAGAGCTTCGCGGCATCGACAGAGAAAAACTCACCGTCAGCCGTCCATGCGAGATTGTCGCGGCGGCAATTCTCCGGGTCGCCGTCGTAGTGATGCACAAGCATCCCGTTCGCTACGTGCCCGTTGTTGCCTATCGCGTAGCCGGTGCTCGGCCACCATCTCAAAGCTTCGACTTGCGGGAAGCCGTGGAACGCCAGGGCGACAATCTCATCTAGGAATACTTCTCCATGATGTTCATAAGCCGGGAGCAGCGGGCCGTGATAATCGTCGCCAAGGTAGATGACGGGCATTCCGGTCCTGGTATACGGCTGTTTACGCCGCATATGTTTAAACAGGTCGCCGCGCCCGTTAACTTGCCATCCGTCCGCGCCTCGCACATCCCGGCGTTCCCTTAATTCGGTGGTGGTCGCTGGTGACGTTGGGCGCAAAGGTGACACTTCTAAGAGCTTATTTTTACCTTCTAAATACAACGTTACCAGCCGACCCCTCGAAAGTGCATATTTGCGTATTGAGCATAATTATTACGGTTCATGGCCTGCGGTTATTGCCCGCGAGGCGGTGCGGTTAAGCTACAAACCGTTCGTTAATCCACGCCTCGACATCTGCCCGGCGGTACATGACACGACGGCCAATCTTGGCGGCCTTGGGGCCTACGCCTTGCGCTTTCCACCATCGCATCGTGCTTACGCACTGCCCGGTCATTTTGGCGGCGGTTTCTATGTCGATTAGTTCGGTCAACTCCGGTTCTCCATTCATTGTTGGTTCCGACCTGATACTTATTACGGTATTCATTAATAGTCGTGAATCAAAGGATTAGACCGAATCTGTCCGGAAAGTCGGACAGTCTCGAACAATCTGCGCAGGTCGCACACCGTTTGCCTGTCCGAAAAGTCGGAACGCCGACGACGCTGCGGCCTAATGCTCCGATCAGACGGGTTTTTTGTGTACCGTAAACAGGTATGCAGACCACCACTCCGGCCAAGCGGTCACCAGGTGCAACCGTCCAAGATCTCTGGTACTCGACAAAAAACGGCAAGGCCGACCTGAGCCGCCCGACTGCCCGCAAAGGCAGGGGCAAGCGCTACCGCGTCACGTCCGTAGGCAACGACGGCAAGGTCAGTACCGCGCATTTCGCTACCAAGCCGCAGGCAGAGGCGCACGCCAAGGGGGAGAACGCCAAGATCGTTACCGGCACCTACGCGGCCCCGTCAGCGGGCAAGGTGCCATTCCGTGACGTGGCAGAGGACTGGTACACAACCAAGTCCATCCGGGTAAAGCCCAAGACGCTAGAGGGCTACCGCTCGCTACTGGATACGCACGTGCTGCCTAAATGGGGGAGCGCACCGGTTGCAAACATCACGTGGACAGCCATTCAGAAATGGATTGCAGAGCTTAAGAACACGGACACCGCGAACCGTGACGGCAAGCTGTCCGCGTCACGCATTCTGCAGGCTTACCACGTGTTCCGGGCCGTGCTCGGGCACGCGGTCAAGTCAAAGATGCTGGCGACGAATCCCGCTGCCGATATCGACCTACCGCGCAAGCCCACGCCGGACCCGCGTTACTTGACGCATGAGCAGGTGTCGGCGCTCGCTGCCGAATGTGGAGAGCACGACGTAATGGTGTTGGTCCTGGCGTACTGCGGGCTGCGTTGGGGCGAGGCGATAGCGCTTACGCGGGGCGATATCGACTTTGAGCGTGGCCGCATCGCTGTCCGCCAGGCCGTTACCCGGACTGAGCGCAAGTACGTTCTAGGGCCGACCAAGACGCACGAAACGCGCTCTGTGCCAGTGCCAGCCACGGTGCTAAAGCTGCTTAAGGACCGCATCGAGCGCCGGCCAGCCGACAAGCTCGTGTTCCCCGGCTCGCTCGGCTTCATGCGCTCGCACGAACTGCGCCGGGCGTTCGACCCGGCAGCGGTGAAAGTTGGTGTGCCCGGCCTGGTTCCGCATGAGCTGCGGCATACGTGTGCATCGTTGGCTATCCGTAGTGCTGGCGCGTCGATTAAGGCCGTGCAAGCGCTTCTAGGGCACAAGACAGCCACTATGACGCTGGACCGGTACGGCAGCTTGTACGACAGCGATCTAGACGCCGTTGCGGCCCGCTTGGACGTGGAGTGTGCGTACCCGGTGCGTACCGAGGACGAGAAAGTCGCTGTTTAG